ACCCGCAAACCACACATCCCTTTAAAACGCGTAACATACATTGCCTGCGTTTAACTTTCTTTGAACTCTTGCAGAAAAATGAGAATTCGTGAGTACGATCACTCAAAATCGCCTGGCAAAAATAAAATCACCCTATAAATGCACAAAAAACGGGCAAAACTACCTGGTTCGCAAAACTGCGTCTAAAGTTAAACCGGGACCTCGCGAGCAAGGGTGAGACGATGGCGCTTTACACAATTGGTGAAGTGGCGTTGCTTTGTGATATTAACCCTGTCACGTTACGCGCGTGACGCAACATTTTTAAAAATCGACGAAGATCGTCCAGGAGCGCCGTTTTTCAAGGGTTGGATAGATGATTCGTTTACCATGTCGATGAACTTCGACGAATTTCGCCGATAAAAAGTGTCCCATACATGCCCCATTGATGCCCCATAAACAATATCAGGAATTGACACTGGTTATCCATACAGATAAAAATAACACCTGTACATAACTACAGTTACAGGAGGGTGTTATGCGTGTTGAGATCTGTATCGCTAAAGAAAAAATCACTAAAATGCCAAACGGTGCTGTGGATGCGTTAAAGGAAGAATTAACCCGACGCATCAGTAAACGTTATGACGATGTAGAGGTGATCGTAAAAGCCACCAGCAACGATGGCCTTTCTGTTACGCGCACCGCCGATAAAGATTCAGCTAAAACTTTTGTTCAGGAGACGCTGAAAGATACCTGGGAGTCTGCTGACGAGTGGTTTGTTCGCTAATAAACACGTAAATCGGTAACGGCTGGAAATCATTCAATACTCGCACTATCGAAAGTTCACCAGCCAACCGCGACACGCTCTTACATACGAAGTGCCGCGCTTTCCTTAATAATTTTTTAGCAGTACTGTGTAAATAATGAGCGACCTAATCCATGCATGACGCGTAGTGCCTATTGTGCATCTTTCTGCGTCTCTTTTTACTGGACCCAAGCCAATGATGCTGGCGATACCATTCCCGCCAGGCCCACTTACAACAGTAAAATTCGGAGCTCTGCCTTTACATACAATACAATCTACCTAACAAATATCCCCCGGACATTGCAACACAAAAACCGGAGCCGGACTCCGGTTTTGTGAAGCTGTCGGGTTACTTCATCCCGCCAATATTTTCCCACGTCCCGTCAGCACGCAGGATTTGCAGCGGTCTTACCACGCACTGTATCTGCTTTTTATCCGCATCCAGTATCACCACCTGCGTGATTACCCTGTCCTGCTCCGGAATAATACCATTCTCATCGGACTCCAGGATGTCTGCCGGCCCCAGTCGCAGTTGTGCTGTAAGCGACTGCCCGTGTTCACGGCCATCATGCTTTCCGCAACCACACAGACGCTGCATAAGTTTTTTTAGTATATTCATGTCATTCTCCTGTTCTGCCTGTATCACTGCCCACTTCATCCAGCCCCTTAACATCCTGCCACGGCCCGTCACCAAACCTGACCTGCAAATGCCGAAACAGCCCCTGAACCTGTGTGGCATCTTTGGGGTCAAGAAAGGTCAGTCCGGTGATGAGTGCGCCATCTGTATCCGGGAACCAGCCATTGCTGTTTGTCTCAATAATGCTCGCCGGCCCCAGACGAAAACGGATTTGTGTCTCCCCCGGGTCGCCCTTCGGTCCCTGAGGTCCGGTTGCCCCCACCGGGCCAGCCGCACCTGTTTCTCCTTTCGGTCCCTGTGGGCCTGCCGGGCCTGCCGCACCGGTATCTCCCTTTGGACCCTGTGGACCTGCATTTCCCGTCAGACCGGTCTCTCCCCGCTCTCCCCTGTCACCTTTCGGCCCCTGCGGGCCTGCCGGACCAGCATCACCTGCCGGTCCCCGTTCGCCGGTTGCCCCGACAGGGCCGGTGTCACCGCGCTCTCCCTTATCACCCTTCGGCCCCTGAGGACCCGCGGGCCCCTGTTCCCCCTTTGGCCCGGGAGGTCCCACCACGGTGGGGATTCGGTTTACGGCCTCTTCCGCCGCTATCCTGCTTTGTTCCGCTGACTGTGCGCTTTCTGCTGACTCCCGGGCTTTTTCTGTTGCGGTCGTTGCATCCCTGGCTGCATTACCGGCTGCACTTTCTGCCGTCTTTCTTGACAATTCAGCTTCTGCTGCACTTTGTGATGACTCACTGGCTTTTTGAGCGGCCGCAGAAGCCGAGGACGAGGACGCATCCTCTGACTGCTTTGCAGCGGCTGCACTTTCTGCCGCCTGCCGGGCTGACTCCAATGCATCCCCTGCTGAAGTGTCAGCATTTGCCGCGCTCTCTTCTGCCTGACTGGCTGATATGCCGGCATTCCTCGCGGACGTCTCCGCCTCTCCGGCATTCTTCTTCGCCTCCTCAGCGTGACGCGCCGCTTCTTCCACCATCAGTTCAAAACGACGCAGTGCCTCCGGCCGGACGTCATCCTCCGACATGGCACCGAGAAAATCATTCAGCGTACCCGGTTGAGAATCTTCATACACGGTGATGGTCCCGGCATGTGACGGAGGAAACCCCTCCACCAACAGAATAACGCTGTACTGACCGTACTCAACATCCATGCTGTAACGACCGGCTTCATCCGGATTTTCAGAGGCCACCGTGTTCACCACCACCGTGCTGCTGGTTCGTCTGGCCTTCAGCACAATGGTGCAGTTCTGTACTGGTTTTCCTGTGCCATCTTTAAGCACGCCAGAAATTTTTACTGTCATACTTTTCCACCAATAAAAAAAGCCCGCAGCAGTGACGCCACGGGCTTCAGGACAGTGTAACTTTACGTTTCCTCAAACGCAGTTCACCCCATAAGGTGGATGAACCTGCGTATCATAACAATATTTACAGAAGATAAATCGGCGTCTGTTGTCAGAAACGGTATCCGATACCAACAATAAATGCATCCGATCGCCAGTCGCCACTACCGGAACCTTCATAAGCAAGGTCAATGGTCACGGATTCGGTCGGGTTAAACTGCACGCCAGCCCCCCACGCCAGAGACGTGTTGCTGTGGCGACCGTCATCACTTCCGGTCAGCACATCGTGCGTTTTCCCCTTGTTGTCAGTTACGCGGAGATAATCCCCGGAGAAAGTCGACACACGGCTGTAAGCCACACCCGCCATCGCATACACGCTGAACCATTCATTCACGCGTACAGACGGCCCCGCCATCACGCTGAACCAGCGGTTACGCACGGAATCTTCATGCCAGCGGGTATCGCTGTAGCGCGTTTTTTGCTCATCCTCAGCATTGGCATAACTGAAGGACGTAATCAGCCCCAGCGCGTCCATAAACTCATAACGGTATTTCACGTTAATCCCGTTCAGATCATCACTACCGGGAACGTTCGTCGAGGCATGGAGATACCCCGCGCTCAGCGTGGACTGATGTTCTGCTGCACTCGCTGGCGTAGCAGCGGCGACCTGCCAGACTACTGCGGACAAAATAACAGCACATAATTTACGCATAATTACCTCTCGCTTTTCTGCAATAAAAAAGGCGCCATTTCTGGCGCCCGTATCTGGGTTATAAAATTCAGCTAATCGTGATGCCTGCAGTGGCTTTCTTCATCACCACAACCAGCAAATCGCTGATACTTGCTGTGGGATACCAGTTATTTACCAGCCATGCTGACACCGAAAACTCCAGTGTCATGTGACCGTGACCGGCAGGCATATCAATAACACCACTGTAAATCAGCGTATTATCCAGCGCGGTACGGTTATAAATTTCAGCACCGTTTTTCCGCACTATCAGACGGCATGAGGAGTAAATATCAGTATGCTCTTTCTCATGTTTAGCGCCGCTGAATGCCACCGCCGGAATAACAATCTGCCGGTCAAACGGCTGATCGTCATAAACCCTGACGGTAATGGTTCCTGATGGCCACCGCTCCGGTGCACGGGAGTCCCGGGGGAAAGCTTTGCCCACTGTTTTAACGAGATCGCCTTCAATCTGGTTCGCGGACAATTTTCCCAGAACCCGACAGTTCTCGTTAATCGTGACGTTGTTGAGCGTCCCGGAGTTCGCATTCACGTTACCGCTGATATCCGCATTTTTAGCCGTCAGCCGCCCGTCCGGTGTCAGGGAAAATGCCGGAGGATTACCGCCGCTGGTAATGGTGGGAGCCGTCAGATATTTCAGGAACACTTCATTCATAAATATCTGATCGCCCTGACCAACAAACATCGGCTTTGTGTTGCCATTCGCAGGATTAATCATCGCAATCCTGTCTGCCGCCAGCAGCACCTGACTCTGCATTCCTGCTGGCGTATTCTCAATACCGGCACCGATACCCGCAACATAAAGGCGTCCGTCCTGCATCTGCTGCAGTTTCACGGCCCACATGCTGTTCAGGTTATTATTTGTATCAACCTGAACTTTCTGTATCTGCTGGATTGCCGCACTCTGATTTTCCAGTTTTTTATTGACGGTCTGCGTGATTTCATTGCTGACATTCGTAATGGACGTCCTGATTTCAGCCAGGTCCGGCGCAAGCTGACCGTTATCAATCTGCGTCCACAGCTCCTGGGCCAGATGTGTTTTCCCGATTTCTCCTTTGAAAAAATCCAGGTAACCTTCCGCATCATCGCTCGCCCGACCGACAGCCTCCACGAATGCCGATTTGCCAACAGTATTCACACTGCGGATATAAAAATAATAATCATGGCCCGGTTTGATATTGATACTGGCAGCTATCCAGTACAGCGCCGAGCCAAGATAGCGGGCTGCGGTTTCAACCTGCCTGATATCCGCAATCCGCTTTTCCGAGAACCAGAACTCAAACTGTACCGTCGGGGTCATAAACGGCAAGATGCGGCGTGGCGGTTATCTGAAAATAGCCCGGCGTCAGCTCAATCCGCGACGGTGCTGCCGGTGCGGCAATCCGGAAGGTGGTGGTGGCAGGTTCACCCTGCTGGCCATAGCTGTTTATCGCCCGCACCGTCAGGGTGTATTCCCCGAGCGGCAGGCCGCTGAAACGGTGCTCCGTGTCTGCGGTGATGGCGGTGGTCACCAGTCTGGCATCCGTTCCCTTACCACTGGTCAGGCGCAGACTGAAGCGCACGCCCTTCACCACCCGCGGCGTGTCCCATTTAGCCTGCGCCAGATACTGGCCGTCAGCTGCACTCACCTCCACCGTCAGGTGCTGTACTGCCGGTGGGATGACGCTGTTCAGGGAACCTGACTGCGGCTCAAAGCGGGCACCGTTATCCACGATGGCTTCTTTTTCCGGTACGTGCTGCACCGCCGTGATGGCAAAGGTGCCGTCCGTGTTTTCCCGGACGGAGACACAGCGGAACAGGCGACGGCACAGTGACGGCAGGGAGAGTCCCCACACCCCGTATGTCTCCACACCATCAGGCAGGGTACTGACCTGTATCCGGTCCGGCGCGGGGTGTGCGGTGATGTCCACACTCACCGGCTTACCGCTGCCGTTAATCAGGTTCACCGTGGCGGCACCGGTCTCCGGCAGTGTCACCTCACGGTCCAGCGTCAGGGTGCGGCTGGCGGCATCGATGGACAGGACACGTCCGCCGGTCATGGTCCCGGCATAGTCGTTATCACAGATTTCAATAATGTCACCGGGTGTGTGACGCAGCCCCTGTGACCCAAGCGTGAAATCCACCGTCTGCGTTTCCAGCAGTCCGGTCTTTATCACCCACAGCCCGGCACGGTGGGCCTGACCGCGACTGGTGCAGCCGAACGCATCCATCTTCAGCAGGTTGCGTCCGTAGCGCAGTATGGCTTCCGGGTCTTCCACCAGTTCCGTGGAGGTCTGCCAGCCGTTCTGCGGGTCGGTGTAATTCACCTCCACCGCCGTGTGGCGGTCCTTCAGGGCGCTGAAGCTGTAGCGAAACCCCACGCCGTTATCATCCACCACCACATCACTGCTGGTGTAGGCCACACCACATCTGACGGACGGTCCTGCACAAACGTCAGCGTCTGCCCGTTCCATACCGGCATACAGCGCATCGCCGAGCAGAAATCACTGAGAACGTCCCACGCCTTACGCTGTTGTGACAGGTACGCATTGAAAGTCATCCGCGGCTCTGTGCCCCCGAAACCATCCGGGACCGTCTGGTCGCAGTACTGCGCAATGGCATACAGCGCCCACTTGTCCACATCCGCCGCCCCCAGGCGTTTTCCCATGCCGTAGCGCGGGTGAGTCAGCATGTCCCACAGGCACCAGGCCGGGTTGTTGCTGTATGCCGGTTTCAGGCTGCCGTCCCAGATGCCGCTGTACGTGCGTTTTTCCGGGTCATAGTTTGACGGCACCTGGATGATGCGACCGCGGATATGGTAGTTCACCGTCATCTGCTGACCGCCAAACTGCTCCGCATCCACCTGCAGCCCCACAATCGCCGTGTTCGGGTAGCACTGTTTCACATCGATGATTTCGGTGTATGACGACCAGAGCGTCTTATTCTGCAGCTGGTCCGAGGTGCTGTCCGCCGTCTCCCGGACCATCCGGATATTAAAGGGACGGGG